AACTCCATTATACGGCGAAAAGCAGTAAGAAAGCATGTCTGCAAAGTCAGGGGACTGAATTCCGCGTCTTTTCATGTCAGTCTTTGACTCTATCTTTATCTTACCTGTTTGTGTAGAAAAATAGAGTGGTTGTGATAGTTGAGAAATAAGCTCCTGATGGTTGGGAATGGATATCAAATCCTCAATAGGATGTTGAACACCAAGAGTTACATATTCCCATGTCTTTTCAAAACGTGTACGGAGACACCAATACGATTCGGCACGAATATTAAGAAATTTTTGGGTGGAAGTACGTCCATCAGGCCATTTAGCTTTAGAAGCTGGTTCACCACCATTTATACCACGGATAGAGAAAGCTGGCTGTTTGTCTAAGGAGGCAAGAGCACCTTTTACTCCAGCGCCTACACCTACGCAGTCATAATTTAAGGCATCAACATGATATTTATTGCAATATTCTACCGCAAAATTTGCCGTTTCTGTTGTGTTCTTGTTGCGCCAACTATGAATATGTTGCAAAATCGGACCTTGACGCTGACCAAAGACAGATTGATTTTTACCTGAGTCAGATACATCAAGTCCAGCTACTTTGTCCCACATGGAGTCAAATGGTAATTGGAGATTAATAGCGGCGCGTATCCAAATACCAGGAATTGTAATACCTTCGATAGAGGCAGTGTAGTCTCTATCAATTTCTTGAGCAAGAATAACAGGATCAAGACGGCCCTTTTCTTTTTCGTACCAGGGATAGATAAGGCGTGAGAGAGGGGGAGCGTCTTCACCCCATCCGTGACCCGAAGCCAGATATATGGATGGGGAATCAGGAGTGGGAATAGAGAACGCATTCCATAAATTCTTACGTGGGTCGTCTTTCCAGTCAAATTCGAAGACAGAGACAAGACCGGAGTGTCTTTTTCTGTAAAAAGCATTACCAGGACCATTTGGGGTGGAAATATCTACTGTGACACGGGTATTTTGAGAGAGAGCGCCTTCTACCTTCTCGGCACGTTCGATAAAGGCAGATTCATCAACAAAATACATCGAGGTTCGGCCACCACGACCAATGTTGTCACCGCCTTCTCCGCTGACCATAGAATTATTGTTAGGATTAACAATTTTGTTGATATGGTCGTGTTTAGATGGAATAAAAGATGGTGGCATCATCCATTTTGGAAGATGACGGTATAGAAACCGAAATTTCTCAAAAATTGAGTCAGGTTCGTCAAGGTTGTCTACCAATTCCAACTTACGGGAACCAAAACCGAACTTGCGACCTGAGAAGAAGAGGAAACGATGGAGGACGAAGACGCAAGAGAGCCACGTGAAGCCTACATCCCTACATTTCTCAGCGAGACCATTTTCTTGAGTTTCTTCCAAAATAGAAAGCCAACTGAGATAGTCTGCTTGTTTAGGAAACAGAATAAACGGGAGAGTAGATGCTCGTTCGCGAGGATCAAATGTATAGCAGAATTCGTTTACGAAATAGTTGATGTCAAGCTTGCAACGTAAGAGGACAGCGGCCTGTAATTCAGGATCATCGTCCATCTTACAAAGGTTAAAATAACGACGTGAAAGTTCGGCATGAAGCTCTGAAGGAGAAAGAGCGCTAGTAGAAAGTTGATATGGTTCGCCTGTATATGGAAGGAGCATGATTAATATACAAAAAACATAATAGTCTTGCCACAACCATGACATTCCCAGCATGTTTTGGCACATCTTACACAAACGGTATGTAGATGATTGCACTCACACAATACTGAAAAACAATAACCTGTTTGATGAGATGGTGTTGTTCCAGCCTCGAACAAATAATGAGGTTTAAGAATTAATAGACCATCGTTATCACATTTAGCATCTATAAGATCAAACCTTCTCTGGGAAAGATGATCGGGATAACTCGGAGTATTTAAGTTTAAACTAACTTTCTGTTGGTTCATGCGTCAACCAAAATTCCATCTCTTAGAAAGCCATGATAGTTTCCGGCTTGAATAGAACCCGCACCAGCACTACAAGTGTTGCCATTTTTATCAACCGTAATTTTCGGAACCTCGCCATGTCTTATCCAGCATCTGTGTTCATTATCTTCTGGTTTTGTACAATTAGAAGCTCTTGAATCTATACACCAAGGGCCGCCAGGAGTTTCAACAAAAAGAGCTTGAGTTCCTTCTGGAGTATTAAAAGAGTAAGACTCGCCCCACCACATTGCACCAGGGACAGATTGATCGGAAGGTTCATTATTGTCAACTCTATGCCAAGGATGATATAGGCCACCACCATAGTAGTCAGCGATAGTAAACTGAAAACCACATTTACAGATTGGAAGTGGAGAGTTGTGAGCTAAGTTGGAAAGAGCAAGAGAGTTTAATTCTGAAAATTGTTCTGTTCCTACAATTTCACTGCGATGGTAATTATAATTGCCTGGGTATTCACATTTATCGTGATTTGAAAATACTGCTCTTAGATATCCGTATTCGTTTTTCTCTATCAAAAAACATTCAATATTTGGCATTGTAGTTATACAGTTTCATAGGTCAGGTTAAAGATTTCTTCTTTGCACGGATATAATTCACCCTTAACACCTTGAATAATAAAATCTCCCGGATTAACTTCCATGATACCTTCTAATGTGCAGATAACCCACAGACCATTTGCGTGAATGTAAACACTTCCTTCTGTGGCTGTACCTTTGATGATGCCATTGAGTAACCACAAGGGCCATTCATGTTTTACATCCAAGAGATTTGCGGGAGGTTGATAACACATTTGGAATGCTTCTATAACGACTGGCTTTTTTTTAAATTTAGGCATTTATTTCCATCCACGAACAAAATGTAAAGCGCCATATGTCCAACAAATTGCCAGTGCTACCATATAACTGATTGGAGTTATCTGATCGGAACGTTTTCGATGATGTAGCGACATAATTATCGTTCCCTTAATGCGTCAATTAGTGCATCTCTTTCCATATAAGCTTTCGTCAATCTTTGATAATCAATACTGGACCACTGAACTCCGTAAATCTCAGTCTTTATGTTGTCATAAATGGCAAATAAGGATACACGCACAATCTCTTTGTGATCATATTCAGCATCATGGTTAGCATCAAACTTGCTGGTTACAGGCACAAATTGAACTGACATACATTATCCTTCATATTCCTGGCCTTGCAGTTTTGCATGAATACGTGCGGCAAGTTCTGTGGGATCGAGATTGGCAAGAGCGGCCATTGATTCATTTCTTAAGGATGTGTTTGTAGTAGTATCAGAAATCTCCTGAACATTCGTAGGCTTGCCCATAACACGGTCTATCAAATATTCATTAGCAGCACGGTCTGGTTCAGCACGAAGCTGGCGACGTTCTACAATCACAAATTCTGTAGGTACAATATCAGGAAACGCTGGGCGACGGATACGAATGGGCTTGCCCTGTACGTCAAACATGGTTTGGCCATCGGGGGTACGAAGAGTATCTTCAACAGTTACAATAGCAGCAGGTTCCCAACGCTCTTCCCTGCGATCAAACCCACCGTTCGCGAGGCGAATTAAGTTCGCTACAAGTTGCGGAAGGTTATCGGCAATAAGAGATCTGGCTTCTTCAGATTGTTCAATACGACGTGAGATAGACTGACGCTTAGTTTTGGTAGGGGAAGATGGCGCTCCCTCTGATTCTGTATTGAGCGAATCCACAGAAGGCGTATTTGGGTCAGGAGCTTCAATATCTATCGGTTGGTAATCTGCGCGTATTCGTGGCATGTAATGATTATATCGGTTATTAGGAGAAAAAGCAATAACCCTATCGAGAGTTTATTATCGATAGGGTTGGAAGTCTCCGGTCAATCCTCTTCGGCCACCTAGTTTTTAGGAACTCAAACCTTACGGTGAATTTCCCCGCTCCGGCCTTTCGGCAACGCTTACGCGCTTCAGATACCCGCAACCACCACGATGCAAGTCGTGTTCGTCTCCCGGCTAGGGTAATCAACCCCACTTTAGCCTACATATGCACCTGACGCATAACGTCAGCCTTCGACTAAGCAGGGTTGTAAATAACCAGCGCATACTAAAGTATTTGGTACTTCCTTCTTTGGTTGTACTTCCCATCGAAGAATAAATAGGCATAGGCGCTGGCCTTAAATATATTATATCACAAAATTGAAGAAAAACACCCACTATTTTGGATAGTGGGTGTGGTTGATTTGCTGTGGAGGAGGGTGAACAAAACCATAGAATTAAGCTGTCAAAGCAGCTTCATCAGCTTTTACTTCGGTATCTATAGCAGTGAGACGAGTGAGTTCAGCCTGGGCAGCCGTAACCTGGGCAGTAGCATCAGGAGGGGCGCTGCCAGCAGCAATTTCGGCATTGAGAGTGGCAATCTGAGCATTAAGATCGGCAATCTTTGTCTGGATTGCTGTAACATCTGTTGCTTCTTGAGCTTCATCACCTTCGAGAGTGGTGAGTTCAGCATCGGTGGCTGCCTGGGCGGTAGAGACATCTGAGAGTGTGTCGGCCATTGTTTTTAGTTCCTTTTCTAAATCATGAGTAGTGAGATATTGTAAATTTTTCAATAAGAGTTTCACAACTTATTATACCCAATCTCAGAAAATATAATCTATTTATCATTCTTTAAAATAGAGAAGTCCTTTTCATTCGTTGTTGGGGGTCATCATTATATGTAGGCCGAACAGTTCCGTCAGTATTTGTGAAGGCTCCACAACGACTGCATCGCGTGTATGGACCTAAATGATCTAATCGACCTGAGCAGTCTTTACATCTTGGAAGTAAACGATTTCGGCCATGTGATGGGATAGCTCGTTTTATAGGTCTTCCATCGATAGAACGCTGTATTGGAATGTCTGTGGGAATATTAACTTTCATCTTTAAATCCTATCTGTTCGCCAAATATTCTACAAATTTCACAAAATGCTTGATCTTGTGTGTAGTGAGGCCAGTTTATAATTTCTTCAACATCAAGTACAAAGGCTTCTAGTTTTTTAAGACGTTCGTGTGTTTTAATCAAACCATCTGCGCTTTTAAAGTAATATAAATTTTCAGTCATGAAACCCTAACCTATTTTTCTTGGATTGTTCTATCAATCTACTAACTGGAGTTTGTACCTTCTCTATATTTGCCTCAAACTCACCACTAAGGATGTGTTGGATAACATTGGTTAAAACTGTAGTGATAAGATCAACATGTTGAGAGTTGAAATGATCAGAGTGAAGGTTTAACTCTGTGACTACAGTACCTTCACTATCATTAATGGTCAAGGCTGTATGAAGAGAGCCTTTTAAATTATCCATATTATTCTTCTATATCCCTAAATTGTTTAATCGACATCACTACTCTACCTATCAAGAAAAAATCAGATTCTTGATGATATATTTTAATAGCTGGATCGTCATAACCGATAGCGGTAACAACAGCAATATCTCCGTTTTTGGCAATTTGTTGACGCCGAGCAATTACTGTATCCCCGTCCATGATTCCAAAGTTACGCATCGAATCACCTTTGGCAGTAATGGCAAACAAGTCTCTACCGCTCTGACTCTGATCCACTGGGGGAAGTAGGGAAAGTGGGATCGCTATGGGATCGGTGGAATCTGGTAAATAAGATACCGCTGGGGAACATGTCATAGGGAGTGAAGTATCACGCTCCAAGATTTCCATTCCGTACTTGTATCTGGATCTTTTTATGTAGCCTTTTAACTCTAGCGAATCAAGACATTTAGTTGTGGCGATAAAAGACTTTATGCCGGTTGCTTTACCAATCTCTTGAATGGTCGGCATTTTTTTGCTTGACATGATCTGACTACGGACAAAAGCAAGAATCTCTTGTTCCTTTTCTTCATACTCTTGCAATGTATGTCTTCCAGGTTTCATGTTGTTTAATACTTATAATATTGATAAGGATATTGTGGTTTACCAGGGATAGAGATAGGGCGGGTTCTTGTTATCTGGTTGCGGTTGGTCATATCTGTAAGACTAGAAGAAATGTCAGATGTTTGACAATTTAGATGAGTAGCAATTTGTGCCGTGGTTAATCCCTGGTATTGACCGATAACTCTTTTAATGTCGTCACGCGTAATGTTTGTATTCATTCTGTGATTATACACCATAAATTTACATATTTTTCAAAAATTTTTTGAGAAAGGGAAATAAAAGGCCGGTATTATTGATGAGTAAGTTTTTAATAAGATTGGGAACCCAAAATTTCTACAAAAAATGTGAAAGACCGAGTCTATCTCTACGTATACGTCGATATGTTTCTCTTTGAATATTTTATTTACATTCCTTTATCTAAAACTTTCTATCTAATAATTCCTTACACTAATATACAAGTTCACTTCCAAGTTTGCCCACCCTCCGCTCTAACACTACAATACATGCTACAACGTTGTAGAATCAACGCACACGTGTTACACTACAATTCTGGCGCTATGGCCCACCTATCCTCATTAAGTTATAGTGCGCATTTTTGAATGACGTTGTTGACACTTGTTGACATTGCTATCTGACACTCAGTCATACGCGCGTACGCGTTATAGTCAGTCACGCGCGTATGCACACTCTACAGACACGCTTAAAAATAATTGTTAAAAATTGTGTTAAATAGCCTTAAAATGTGTTGACATGTACGGTACACTCTGGTAATATATAGTCACAGTACATTACAGTAAGGAATTGAATTAATCGGAGCGGTTACGCTGGCGGAGCATGGATCTAACAGCGTTTTTAGAAAATAGGGATTTATAAGCAACACACACATTTTGACTTTCACCAGTCACCAGTCACGTACTAGTTACCACGAAAATTGTAACTTGCGCTAATCGGGTAGGCGCATAAAAATGAAAACGGGTTTAAGGCGCAGCAGGGACTATCGCGACGGTCGAGTCCAGTGTAGCGCATTGCCGTACAGTATCCAACAAATAGGTTTTACAATCCTCATAGCTTAGTAAGTGCATAGTATTAGTCACAGTAGAATAACGTAGACTTGCACAATAACAGCACCTATCACAAATTTTGTGACTGCATAGGTATCTAGCAAGTACCTATTAAGATGCAAAATGCGTAAAGGAGAAAACAATGATTCAATATTTTGTTCTGACACATGGGACATTAGATAATGGTTCTATACTAAGTACTAAACATGGCAAGATAAAAACCTTCTGCTCCCCAATTGCTGCTATACGCTGCATACGACGGGAAGGTAAACATATAGATACGTCTAACTGGCGTGTTTATATAGTTACTCCAAACTAATTTTGTAACTCAGTTACAGAGTAAAATCTGTGACTTATGATACAAAACTAAAGGAGCAAGAAATGGTCAAAACAATTGCAAAACTGTACGAAGGTAATCGCTGCCACGGAACGTTGGAAAGCGCAAAGGAATTAACAACAACAGAACAAAGGGAATATGCACGTATTACATTGGCTGCATTCACCTATTTAACATGCGTACAATTCCGTGTGCCGAGATCGACTTTTAGCAACGATTTTACACGCTCAGATTTTTCCGGACATGTTAGGGATTTGACTAATATAGTAATTTTGTAACTCATAGGCTGGCTAATCACCAGCCTATCATGATACAAAACTAAGTATCAAGGAGAATCATATGGTCCGAACAATATCGGTGAAATTTGACATGGCGAATATGAACATGTCCCGAATGATGGATTTTGAGAAGGAAGTATTGTCACTCAACAATTCTCAAAACGAGCTATGTACCAGTCACGAAGTTGGATTTACGGCAGATCATGATGTAGTAATAATCTACTTTGTGTCAGACCTTCACACCATCAAGGCAATTAACCTTGCAATCAAAAAGTATGAGGGTATTAAAATGTCGGACAAATCTAGCTACTGAAAATATAGGTACACAAATTTGGGCAAAGTATCCAAAATTAATGTATACGCATAGGCATAGGCATAGGCATAGGCATAGGCATAGGCATAGGCATAGGCATAGGAGAATGTAATGGACTCAATATTATCAGGATTTTTAGGAATGTTCGCTGGTGTAGTATTTATAATAATATTCCCAGTCGGATCAATTGTGGAATTTGTAATAAAATTACCATATATGTTATTCAGGAGAAAATAATGAAAATTGAATATCTGGCACTTGTCGGCTTTCCCATGTTTGTATTAATATGGGTGCATATTGTCAATTGATAACAGTATGTATTGATCTAATCAGTCAATACATAATGATGTTAATTACCATGCAAAATAGTTGGCATTAGAATGGACGCTAAAATGAAAACTGGAACCTTATATATTCTAGAATATATAACACTAAGAACGTTTGAAATAACATGTAACAATATTGTTTTTGTAGATTACATATTGATAAAATCACACCAATTATAAAGGAGAATACGAATATGAACATGACAACTGAAGAATTGGCACTAAAACTAACACTGCATCTAAAATGGCTAAATGGCGATTGTGATGGAGTTAGGCTTAATCTACGCAATGCCGATCTAAACAATGCCAATCTACGCTTTGCCGATCTAAACAATGCCGATCTACGCAATGCCGATCTACGCTTTGCCGATCTAAACAATGCCGATCTACGCAATGCCGATCTAAACAATGCCGATCTACGCTTTGCCGATCTAAACAATGCCGATCTAAGCAATGCCGATCTACGCTTTGCCTATCTAAGCAATGCCGATCTAAACAATGCCAATCTAAGCAATGCCGATCTAAGCAATGCCGATCTAAGCAATGCCGATCTAAGCAATGCCGATCTAAGCAATGCCGATCTACGCAATGCCATAACTACAGATACTATTCTGGGGGTTAAGGAGGAAGTTAAAATATTAATGAATTCTAAAAATCGAACATTTGGTATCGAGATCGAAATTAACGATCTTGATGAATATGAAGCAGCGGATGTTTTGCAGTTTGCTGGCATTAACGCCAAAAAAGAAGACTATAATCACAAACTTCGCACACACTGGAAATGTACAACCGATTCAACGGTTGATGGATGTGAAGTGGTATCGCCTCCTCTGACAATTGATAATATAGAAGAGGTACGTACTGTAATATCGGCATTGGAGAATGCTGGTGCCACTGTCAATTACAAATGTGGTTTACATGTCCATTGGGCAGCATCTGACTTGACACTTCTACAATTTAAAAGAATATGTAAAGGTTATATTAGAGCACAGCCCCTTGTGAATATCTTGCTAGAGCCACCACGACGAATGAATCGTAACAGTTATCTACATGACAACCCTCCTGATTTTTGCGATATTGATAGAGCCGAAAGTCAATCAGATTTGTCATATATTGTATGTTGTAACGATAGATACCGCAAATTAAATCTCGAGTCTTTACAGGTGCATGGAACCATTGAATTCCGTGCATATCATGGGACATTGGATGCACAAGAAGTGATTGACTGGATTTATTTAACTAAATCTATAGTCGAACATTCGATATCGCAATCCAATATCAAACCACTGGATACTCTTCTGGCCAAACTTGGAGAACGATCAACACTTCACACTTGGCTATCGCCTCAGTATTTAGGGCTTGATAAAAATATGCAATCTCGTTTTATGCAAAGGTATGAAGATTTGAAAATAATGGAGGCTGAATATTGTTCAAGATCAAGGTGGTAGGTTTAGGTGGTAATAACATCATATACGCAAATAGTGTTACAGATATGTTTCATCAATTGCGTAAATGTTCTCGTACAAGAACAAAATCAGATAGTGTATTCCGCCGTGAATATGCGAGACGGGTGGAATGGTTTTATCCGAATGTGGAGTTGCACCCGCAAAATGCGGATATTCTGTTCCGAGAATTACAGGAACTTGGAGTAATACAAGATATAACAACGTCAAAATTACTTCGTGATGCGATTAACAAAGTAGGAAACAATTTTAAAATAGATTAACAACACCATACGCACATTTAACCAGTGTGCGTATCATGATGTTAATTTTAATGTCACACAGGGAGAATATATGAATTTAGATATAACTGAAGAAGAACGTACATCACTGCTTAGGGCACTATCGTACCAGCATTTTACGGATTGTATGGAACTATACGATAAAATCAGGGATATTCAACCTGATATACTCTTATTTGTATATGGAACTCTAAAACGAGGACATGGAAACCACCATTTATTGCAATATTCAAAATTTATTGCAGAAGTAGAAACTGAGCCAGAATTCAGATTGTATTCTGGAGGTATTCCCTACCTTATACATGATCCTAAACACGGTTACAGTGTCAGTGGCGAACTCTATAAAGTGGATTACCATACCCTCATGCGTGTTGACCGGTTAGAAGGACATCCAGACCATTACAAACGGACCAAAATTGAAATAGGCAACATTCAGTGTGAGACATATATCTATACTCGCAACATCAAAAACACCGAAGAATTGACAAATGGAGAATATACACATGCTTTATCTGGCTTATGGATCAAATCTCAGTATCGATCAAATGAATAGACGCTGCCCTTATGCTGATCTTGTTGACTCTTACATCCTACCTGATTTTGAATTAGTCTTTTGTGATGTAGCAACAATTCGACCAGCAGCTGGCAAACAGACATTATGCGCCCTTTACGATATCACAATCTTCTGTAAAGAGATTCTGGACATATATGAAGGAGTAGAAACTGGAAAATATAAAGTCTATACAACTATAACCCAATATGGTAAGGCTATTGTATATGCTATGCCGAACCTAAAACAAGTGCTAGAAGCCCCTACTGAGTGGTACGCTGACAAAATACGACAGGGTTATCGTGACTGGTGTTTAGATCTTGACCATTTAGAATCAATCATCTCGACCATGCCGGAACGCAACAAATGGAATAAATGGGACAATTTTGATTGGAACAAAGATTATTACACTCAATACGGCGATGGAGGAAAATGTTTGTCACGATATCCAGACCATAAAGCGACAAAAGAATCATTCTCAAAAGAACCAGTAAAAGCATTTAAGGCAAACAAAACTAATTATCAGAACATAAGCACTGATAAAGATCGTATTGAAACGATGGAGTGGAATAAGAAATGGGCATTGAAGGAAGGATAGGTTAAAACATAGGTTAGTAACTCATGCTGGCGCTAATCACGCCAGCATCATGATACTAATCAATAAAGGGAATATATGAGAAAAACAAAAGAGAAGTTCCATAACTTCTATTCGTATAGTAAACAATGTCGTAAAACCGCTTATGATACCCCAGAATATCTAAACGAGAACGATAAGGTTACGCTGACAGAATTAATACACTGTCTACAAACTAATGATATATCTAGATTTCATGCGCTTGCGCGCGGGAATAATAATCAAGGTTTGTTTTGGAGAATATTAGGCTGGCCAGAAGGTCTTAATTATTGTTACGATTATGAATTTTGCGTATTAAGTGCAATGCCGGGGTTGATACGGCACGAATTGCCAAAATTACTAGCTGGTGTACCAGTATATACTAATCAAGGAGAAAATTATGACTACACTATTTGAGTTTCCCACCAGACAAATAGCTAACAAGTTCTATGATGAAATTGTTAATGATGGAATATTTGATAGGATAGCATCTATGGACTCCAAAGTAACAATAATTGCAGTTAACGACGAGCAAATAGAACGTATGGCCAAATACAAATCGCTTGCGTCAAGATACTACAATGCTTCATTTAAAGAAGTAACAATCGTAATAGGAGTATAATTGAATAGTATTACAAAAATCAATGTGATATGTTGTCTTACTGCATTCAGCATGTTCATAATGCTAGCAGTGGCAATATTTATTTTTGGATAGGAGAATATATGATGCAAGTATTAGGTAAGGATTTGCCGCCTCAACTTCAAAAAGAAGTTTTATCCATGTTTGTACATAGATATACAGGTATTCACAAACCGGCATGGGTTAAGTCAAATAACCCGGTACAATTTGCCGACGACAAAGACTGGTTGGCACACACGTTGTTCTATGTCACGAAGAAGGGTCAAATTGCAAACAGGCCAAATCATTGCGAATCAAGTCCGACATGGCCTAACAATCCAGAATTAAGGAAAACATTCAATGCAAGTTAAAGGCTTAGAGTTAGATAAATTCACAACCGCATATTGTGTTGCAATGTTATGGTCAAGTCAGGATTGGAGTAAAGTAGATAATGTCACAATCCATAATCCCGAACCTATGGATGCGAATTACTCAATATTAGATATTGAAAAACGCACTTTGAAATTGATCATAAAGGATTGTGCAACATTCCAATCTGCGAATTCTGAAGATTTAGGTGAGTGTGGAGCTACCTTAGAACAGGCTGGTCATGACTACTGGTTAACTCGTAATCGACACGGAGTGGGCTTCTGGGACCGTTCTGATGACTACTACAGTCAAGAACAGAGGGACAGATTAACTCTCGCCAGTCATAAAGCTGACGAACAAGATCCCTATATCTACAGAGGAAAGATAAGGATAGATTACTAATGATTGACTATCTGTTATCTCACCCAATAATTCCGATTACCATATTAATCGTATGGTTAATATTCGGAGCATGGTATATATGGAAAGGATATCCAAAATGATTAAGAAGTCATATGAAGTGTTAATCGAAACATTAGGTACACACGGCGGTTCATACAGAAAAATATCTATTTATGCTGATAACGTTCAGGATGCAAAAGATAAAATTTCTAAAATTAAAACAAATAGAGAAACTAAATACCTACTCCTTAATACTTCAATGGGAGTGCGTAAAATTTTGTGCGCATAAACCATAACCAGCCAGAAATGGCTGGTCTTTTTTATCTATCTTATATCTACTTATGCGCATAAACTATAATTTCTGTACGCTGAGGGATTTGGTTTGTTATGTCATAATAAAACATGACACACAAACAGACAGAACTTAATAGACTACGTGCGTTGGAGATCAAATACACGCGAGAACAACGCTCTACGCCTAATCTAGAGCGTTCTATACCGTCCTTATGGTCACGTGAGTATCAATCGGCGCTGGCGGAAAATGGTCGTTTAGAACGCCTTCAGGCTAAGTCTGATCTTCTTTCCAATATTGAATTAGACAAGTACTATCTTCTTAACCCTGATCATTGGACGCCTCCAGATACCACCCCCTTAAACGATGACGACTCTCTCATTAAGGACCATATCCTATTAACACCTATTCCAAAATTATTTAATGTAAATATTCCATCGACTTGTCCTTCTGAATTTAATATCGTTAAAATTCAGAAGTCTGACACTGAGCAACGTATTCACCCACCGCGCTATCACCTTACCGAACAAGAACAGAAAGACAATCCTCTTTTAACCATATCAGAATGTATCCAATATACTGACAGTACCCTGAATGCGAACTGGTTCTATGCCCAAATCATTTCCCACCGGCTTAGAGCTACATGGCACATAGTGCCAGACAGTGACTATAAACAGCCGCGTGTAGCGTTCTCTGAACTACAGAGATGGAACCTTACCAGAGTACGATATCGCAATCAAAATAGTTTTAACCATAATACGATATCGCTTATTCAAGATTTTAAAGATCCTGAATATTATGAAGTTTTTGACTGGTATCGAACGCTGGGGTATGTTTCATATTCTTCTAATAATTTTTCTGATAATATTGAGAATGCAAAACGTAATAATATCAAGAATGGTTTTTCAAAAAATCTCGTTTTAGTTTTCGATATAAATAAAAATCCCATATCCTCACCTGTTCGCATGACTGAAGCATTTTCAATTTTATTTGAAAATTCAAAATCCCATATTTCTTCTCCAAAAATTAGAAAACCATATCGCTCATTTACAGAAAAAACTGAGCGGCGTGATGAAATCTTAATTTGCCATGAATCCTTCGCTGCGAGATACGAGCACGGAATTCCATCCTTAACCTCCATATCCACATGGGAACCCTCGTCAATGCTTGCTAAAGAGCGCTCTATTGGTTCACTCTCAGATTTATCAAAACGCAAACTTCCAAAACGAAAATAAATATTTATTTCATATGAACAACAATCATAACAAGATGAAATAGCACTATTTAATTGTTAATAACTATCAACAAACGACAATCAATCAATAAGTGTGTTACGTGACACACTCTTGGAGTGCTTATATATATAGACCTTATAGATTTTACAAAATCAAGAAATCAATTAAATATGAAATATAGATTTAAAAATTGATAGGAAATAGGAAGAAATGGGTGAAACAAAAGAAGAATAATTATTGAAGAGTAGGTTATAGTATAGAGAAAACCGAATATGGGGTGTAAAAGCAAGATATATATATACATTGGAACATTTGTTTGTATATATAATATATATATTATATATATAATAAAAAAGAACTTAATATCATATATATATACCCCGGGGGGGTATCTTTAACCCTATATATACAATCTATATTTCATATGATCTTTTCCATTTTTTAGATTCTACTTTTCTCTAACTTATAAAAATCTATTTCTCAATAATATTACGTTTTACAGTCTCTACGTGTGTAACCCCGTCAAGAGTGTGTCATACAATAAATGTATCGTTAACTATCAACAATAACATTTTCCCTATTTTCAATATTTTCAATACAGTTTTCTAATCACAAATCATCTAGGTGGAAAATTAAAGACCAACGACATTAATCCACAATGCCATTCTTTGCCGCCTCACGTCCGCGCACACACGATTAACAACAATTTACACACTATACGACCATTTATACTATCTCCTGACCATACAGAGCCATTTTTACAGGTATCAATACAAGAATAGGATATAAAGGATTACCAACTATCAAACCAACTATCAAACCAACTATCAAACCAACTATCAACTACCACCATTGACATTTTTTGAATCACTCATTATAATAGTGTCACAAATCCAAAGGTTATACTCCATGCCAAAATTAAAACAACCACCAAGTACAGATGATAACAATAGTGATAATGAATTTGTTATTCACACAGATTCGTTTTACCAATATACTCCTGCCGATACTCCAACATTCAATAATTCATTGGATGAAATAAACAATTCATATATATATCACCTTCTTAGGGCACCATATGCCTTTAAAAGAGCACAGGAATATTTATCAATTCTTGAAAAACCCGAACAGTGTTTTCAATATCCTGTAACAGAAATGTCTGTTAACCTACTCTTGTTAAAAACACCAACACCTTCTATTCAACCAGAACCATCACTAGAGATGTCTAATATTAACAGTAAACATAACACCACTGGGGTAATACTTCCAGGGTTTTATGCCGAGCCTATTAGATCGACACCATCATCGAATAACCTAACGGCTGTTAAAATAAATTACAGGCCACCTACTGTTGGTAAAACATACCTTCACTATCTTGTTAAAATTCTCAACTATCTTGATCAACCAATAATTAAACGTATGGGAATTTATGTTTTTCTTACTGACTACCATCATCTTCGAGCCAGAGACAAAAAACAAACCTATACCTTAATTGTTGTACCGGATATTGAAAGACCGTTTATTCCTTCGACATGGAATCAATTAA